ATCTATAGCTTTAAGCATGGACACTTATAAAAAGCTGAGAACATTATCAGACGAACAGTTTGAGATGCCTCAAAGTCTTGCAAAGACCGCTTCGTATTTTATCAACGCAGCCTACTCTGCTCATGCAGAGAGCAAAGAGAAAAATGCAAAACGAAAAGCTTAAAAAAATCCGACAAGCTAAACATTTAGAGTATGGATCATTCGATGCCAATATGACTAATATTGGTAGAGCTTGGTCCTCTCTACTTGGACTAAATAAAAATATTCCAGGTCATGTTGTTGCCAACATGTATGTGATCGCAAAGCTTATTAGAACTCAAGGTGGTTTTAAACAAGACAATTACGATGATGCAGCAAACTATCTTTACCAGGCGGAGTTAATGCAAAAAGATGAGCAATAAGGTTATCAAATTTCCTAACACTCCTGAAAATCAATTATCTGAAGCGCAGAAGTTAGCGCTTGAGATGGAAACAGAAAAAAATATGTACGAAGAAAATATCGAATGGACCATGCAGCAAAAGAACTGGGATAAGCTTCCAGATATTGACGGTAGGTCCTTAGAAATGTTGGCTTTGTTTGGAGATGTAATGAAATTTACTCCGCAGACTAGCCAAAGAATTATCTGCAAACTAGCAGAGCAACTTAAAAAAAATCAATTAATCGATCCATTGGAGGAATACAAATAATGGCAAGAAAAGAAGGCGATAAAGCATACGCAAGTTATTTACACTACCAGGCATTTAGTTCAGATATGCCTGTTCACAGAATTAACCAGACTAACTGGTACTTAAAATTTGAAGATAACCTTCCAGCATTTTTTATTAAAGCTGATGATGTGTTTCGACAAATGCCGCCGATGGCGTTCTTTGCTACAGCAGAAAGATCTACACTTTATGATTTTACTGGCTGGCAAGAACAAACGGAAAAATACTTTAACCTAACCATAGAGGAGATCAAATGCCTAACCGACAAAGAACACCTGAAGAACTTACCTTTAATGCCACCGTTGGAAACAACATCAAGTACATTAGAAAAATACATGGCTACACCCAAGCAAGAGTTGGAAGAGCCATTGGAACGACCTTCCAGCAAATTCAAAAATATGAAAAAGGCGCGAACGGAGTTAGTTCATTAAAACTAAAAAAGATGGCTGAACTGTTTAAGATTAAAACTGATGTGCTTATAGATCCAAACTTCATTGAATATCACAAAGGCTTCACAGGAAAAATTGAAGCTCAAGAACTCGAACATCAAATTGATGAAGATGAGAAAAAAAAAGTTTGGTTAAAAGAATATGAGGAGAATAGAAAATGCCAGTAATAGATAGTAAATATGTTGAGATAGAAATACAGGAACAGACAATGCCTGGTGCAGCTAAACACTACTGCGTAATGGTAAAGTTTGAACCTACTGAACATAAAAGTTTAGAGATACAAAGCATAATACTTAGTGACTTTGAGCCATTAATTAAATGGACTAGAGATGATGGTAAATCAGTTACAAGAATTGGAGAAGAAAAGATTGCTACACTAAGTCCTGAACAAAGAGATATTGCTACTCTAGAGAACGATGTTCGACTGTATCAAGTAGAAGTGGACCAACTCAAACAAGAAATAGCGGAGTTGAAAAATGCCAAAAATCATTAAGACAACCACAGGACAAGCGGACTTTATCGTAAAAGAGGAGTTCGCTAATGAGGATCAAGCTATTGAAGGCAAAGATCCATCTGCTCAAGATGCAGAAATATCAGATCTTAAAATCGAAAATGTAAAATACAAACTCAAGGAGGTTTTACAAAATGAGTGATCAAAAATTATTAAGATTAGAAAAAAGGCATAAAGGTCTGGCCCGTGTGACAGCAGCTATCAATGATCTTTATATCTACGGAGTATATGAAAGTAATTTTCCAGCATTAATGGATAAGCTGAATGAAGCTAAAGATGCTTGTAAGGAAGAGTTAAGAGACACTCATGTTGAGATTGTTTCTATTACTAAAGCTAATGAGATTACCAAATTAACTCCGAGTACAGAGCAGCAAACAACTGAGGTATTTGAGGAATGATTAATAAGTTAAAAGAAAAAGTTATCTTAGACAAAGAGCATCAGAATATAATTGCTTCTTTAGATGATAAGCTTGAGTACCTTACAAACCAAAATAAATTATTAAAGCAAAAGCTAAAAGAAGCTGTAGCTAAAGTAAAAAGACTTCAAGGATTAGAAGCGCACCATTTAAAAAATAATGGAGATCTAAGAGTTGAGATAAGAAAATTAGAAAAACAAGTTAGCACTCTTAAAAAAGATATTGAGATACTTCGTGAAGGAAACGAAGCTTTAGGCATATATCGCCAAAATTAAACCCACACACAGCTACGGAGACTGCGTTCTTGCAGCCTCCATAACATAAAGTATTTAGTAATTATAACCTAAAGCAAGATCTGCTTTTTCTGCAACTATTCTGTTTGCTTCTTTAGTAGAAGCTTCATTGTGATTACCATATCGATCAACAGTAGTTGTCCATCTTGTATGACCTACTCTTTGCTTAATCTGATTAGGAGATAACTTTAATACCTCCATATTATTAATCATATTTAAAGCAACGTAATGTCTCCAAGTTTTAGTTGGACTACCTTTAAACTTACACTCTAGAACTTCATACTGTTCAGTATTAGCCTGAGTATAAACTCTTAACTTTGCAAGACCTAATGCTGCATAAGTTTTCCAAACTAATTTTCTAGAATAGTATTCGCCAATAGGTCCATCTCCTCTAGCACCAGAAAAGAAGTATTTATTAAAAGGTCTTTTCTCTTGCATATAATCTGCAAACCATTTGATATGTTCTGCTTGTCTTGGAGTAAAAGGTATTGTTCTTCTGCTACCTCTATTCTTAGTTTTATTTACATAGCCAGTTCTTGCATGATAAGCACCTTTAATAGTTACGGTGTTTTTTTCAAAATCAAAGCTAGTCTTTTTTAATCCTCTAATTTCTGAAGATCTTAAACCGAAACATCCTAACATTGTAAAGAAGCCATAAGCCATAGCATCATCTCTAGATAACTCTCTACGCTCTTTAACATAAGCTAAAACTTTATTAGCTTCTTCGTTTGTTAAAACATAAGTTTCTTTTTCGTAAAGCTGATCATCATTATCAGGTAATAGATAGCTAGATCCATGCTTACCAATCTTCCAGTTTAAAGCACTAGAAAATTCATGATGATATTTTTTAAACATACACCATCTTAAAAAAGTATGAATACAACCAATAAGATTTTTGCTAGTTTTGTAAGTTACATCTGCTGCTTTTAGTTTAGCAACAAATGTTTCAAGTGTTGGTCCATCAGTTTGGTCCAGGTAAACATCAGGAAAGTACGGAGTTAGATACTTATTATAATAAGAGGTAAGTCCATTTACATAAGTAACACTATCTCTAGATCCTGGTTGATTAGCATTATGAATACGAAAATCTGCATATTCTTTAAATGTATCCAGGAACTTATGTCTGTCTGTAAACTTTATTTCTTTACGCTCTACAGCGCCTGACAGCTCTTTAGCGTAGGCTTTAGCTTCCTTCTTATTACTGAAGCTTAGTTTTTTATTATTAGTATCTTTGATTTGTTTTCTGCCATTTGCATAATCTTGAATGACATACTGACCTTTTCTTTTGCATATTCTTAGATCGCTCATATAGATTTAGTAACTACTAGAGATAGATTGACAAGGATTTTTTGTCTAACGCTCTGAATTTTATTAAAGCATTAGTTGTGAGAATATAAGAGGTACTAAACGGTACGAAAGCGGTACTAAAAATATTCCAAAAATTTTCAATCTGAAATATTTTATTTGCAACTCCAAATAAACTCCTATGTTTCCTAGCAAAATAAAACAAGTAGTATTTCCTTCCTTTATTAAATGTTAAACAAACGAAGGTTTTGATTTGGATTGTGCGTGACAGGCGATCGCTCTAACCAACTGAGCTACACCCCCCAGACCATTCGGTACTGAAACGGTACAAGCCTGTAATTTGCTGTCACCAAAACATTACCTTCATAAATACATATAATGATTTTATAAGATAATGCTAGATGTTTTTAGTAC